AAGGAGCAGGCAGCGCAACTGCGCGCCGACACGGCGTACGCACAGCAGGCCAATTACGGGCAATGGGCGGCTGGTGAGGGCAATGAGGCTAGTCAGTTCAACATCAACAACCGCTTCAATGTGGGCGCTACCAATGCGACGATGGCGAACGCATACAACCAGTTCAAGGCCACGCGAGACGACCGCAACGCCAGATACACCACGCGGGCGGGCGACATGAGCAACCTCCGAGCGATGCTGGGCGGCCAGACGTATGACCCGGCGGCGTTTGACGAGTTGGCTGCGTTGGAGCGCGTGAAGGCCGAGCAGTACGACCCCACGATTCCTGATTACCAGCGGAACCCGAACATTCCGCCGCCATCGGCTCGCAGCTAGAGGACACGCACATGCCTATCAATAACCCCGAAACGCCCTCGCATCGCTCGATAGACATCATCGCGGCCTATCGAGAGTTTCTAGGTCGCGAGCCAGAAAACGCCGATGTGCTCAGGGAGTGGATAAACAGCCCAGGCACCCTTGAGGAGATCCGTACCGAGATCCGTGACAGCGAAGAGGGGCAGGCGTATAGGCGGAGCCGGAGCAACGAAGAGACAACCGACCCCGGGCTACGCCGCACTGACATCATCGCGCTCTATCAGGAGTTACTGGGACGCGATCCAGAGAGCGACGCCGTGGTCGATGCCTACTTGAACAGCCAAGGCAGCCTCGACGACATCCGGGACGAGATACTGAACAGCGAAGAAGGGAAAGCGTATGCGGCGAGTAAGGGTGGTGGCCCCAACGGCGGCGGGAAGGACAGCGATGCCATTACCGCGGCCTATCAAGAGTTTCTGGGACGCGACCCAGAGAACGAAGATGTAATCACGGAATGGATAAATAGCCCGGGTACCCTCGACGAGATCCGAGACGAGATCCGGAACAGTGAAGAGGGCCAGAGATATACCAAACGCCAAGCCCATCTCTACAATACTCGGTGGTGGACCGAGGGCGTAAACATGTCAGCCACAGACCCTGGCGTACATGCCATGATCGAGCGCGACAGGGCTGGGTGGCTGGAGATGTTGCGGACACATGCCTCGGGATTCAAAGACTCTGGCGAGGGGTCGAACTGGGAAGAGGTAGCCCAGGACGAGTTAAATGCGGCTATCCGGCAGATGCGCTATGCCCCCAATGCCGGAACAGACCCGAAGCGATGGCTCGATGAAGCCAAAGCGCGAATCACCAGACGCATCCAAGCTGACGATACAGACGACAATGACACCGACTCTGGCGACAATGGCAACCCCAATGCTGGCGACAATGGCGACCCCAATGCCGGCTTCGGCACACGACCCACGACGCCCTATAGTGTGAGGCCCACGGCTGCCTCGACGTTTGCGCCAAGCCAAGCCCAGCCAGGGCAAAATGCGTGGTCCGGTCAGGCCGCGCCGCCATCGACACCGCCACCGCAGCCCCCATTCATGGGGAGGATGTCGAATCTCGTCGATAACACCTCACCGACAACGGCAGCCCCGTGGCAGCCCCCGCAGGCAAACAATGCGTGGAACCAAACCGATGCGAATTATCAGCAGGCGGGTGCTGACTACGCCGCTGGTCCGAATGGTGCCAACTATACGGCGGCCCCGTGGGAGCAGTCACGGCGGCGCTTTGGGGGCCAGGATGCTGCATTGGGCGCTCCACGCGGCAGGCGGAACAACCAGATGTCGCAACCCTATGGTCGCCGAGACCGCACACAGTTTGCACGCCAGGACGCTCGGGGGAATCAAGCGAACGCTACGCTCGCTCGCACCGACTTTGACCGGCAGATGGACAACTGGCTCCGAGCCTATAATCAGTGGAATCAGCAAGGATCGGCTGGTCCGGCGCCTGATACGGGTCAAACGAATAGAGGCACGCAATGGCAGTAAGAAGTCTCGCCGGACCATTCGATTATTCGGCCCCGACGACGCCTGCGGTTCAAACTTACGGACAGCCGTTTTATACGCCATCGTCACCATATCAGACCCCCAGTCCCTACCAAACGAACCCCTATACGGCCCCGACCTATCAGTCGGCCACCCCGTTTGGGCGTCCTGAGTATGCCCAGGCGACCCCGTTTGCCTCTCCGACTGCCGAGGGGATGCAGCAAGACCCTGGCTATCAGTTTCGCCTCACCGAAGGCCAGAAGGCGCTGGAGCGGTCGGGCGCAGCGCGTGGTGTCACGAATACGGGTGGCAACATGAAGGACATCCTAGACTACGGGCAGAATGCGGCCAGCCAGGAATACGGGAATGTCTATAACCGGAGCCTTCAGAACTACAACACCAACGAGCAGAATCGCTTCAATACGTATGCGATGAACTACGGGAATGCCGCGAATGCTTATGGCACCAACGAAGCCAACCGAGCGCGTGCGTTCGATGTCAATGCCGCCAATGCGTTTCAGGGGTATGGCGCGAATGAGATGAGTCGTGCGAATGCCTACGGCGTGAACGAGAACGCTCGACAGCGTGCGTATGACACGAATGAGGCGAACGCACAGAACGCCTATGCCACGAACGCCGCCGCGAATCAGGCCGCATACATGATGAACGCGAATCAGGCGCAGCAGGACTACCAGAACCAGTTCCAGAGCTGGGTGCAGAGCTATAACCAGTGGCGTCAGACAGGTGCCGACCGCTTCACCGAGCAGTATGCGACTGCGCCGCCGGTATAACCCCATGCCACCATTCAAATACGAACCCTTCCAAAACCCGTACGTCGGGTCGATCATTGACCTCATGGGCCAGGGCGACGAAGCCAAAGCCCAAGCCCTAACCCGCGTTGGAGAGATCGAGGCACAAGCCGCACGGCAGCGTGGGCAGGTATGGAGTGGAGCGGTCCAGAACGTCGGGAGCGCCGTTTCCCAGGGTATCCAGAGCTGGCAGGATGAAAAGGCGCAGGCGAAGGCGCAGGCGCGTATTGATGAAGATCGTGCGAAGGCCGACATCCTATGGTCACGCGGTGAAGACGAGTTCAATGAAAGAAAGCGTGCTGCGGCCTTGGGCAGGCGCGCCTTCTCTGGAAGTACAAACCGGGATACTCAGATCGGCCCAATGCCGACCTATCAGACAGAAGCGGACGGCTCCATGATGATGGAAGACGTGCCGACCCCGCCAGGGATGCTACCGAGTCAACGTCCTGTAATAGACGAGCACCCATACCAGACAATGGAAGCGAGCGGTCTTCTCCTCTGGAATCCAGCCAAGCTCCTAGAGGAAGGGACTGCCAATGGCTCCCTAGAGGCAATATTGCCCTATGTCGCGGCCATGGAAAGCGCCAACGCTACGAAGAAAAGCAACCACGAGGCAACCATTGCCTCTGCGAAGGAGACAGCCGTCGTCCTCTTGGGCATGTCAGACGAGGGGCTTGTCGGAGCGGTTCCTGAAGCCCTTGGATTCTTTAAGGGGAGTCTGCCTCCATCGATGCTAACCATATTCGAGCAAGCCGTCGCTACTGGCGACCCTAGCGAGATACGAGGGGTGCTCAATCGGTTCGCTGGCGTAGCTAAGAAGCCTGGATATACCCTTGGGCTGAATGACAGACGTTACGACGGGGAGAATAACCCCGTGGCCTTTGGGCCTGGAAAACCACTAACGCTGGAAGAGAAGATTATCGCAGCATCTGCGCGTGGAGACGAGCCAGAACTTGAGAGACTCCATGCGCTGCAACTCAGGCTGAGCGAAACGGCCGCTAGCGTCGAGACAGCACGACACAATCTGGTGACTGCGGACTTAAAAGGTAGAGAGTTGGATGCGGCCGAGGAGGAATCCCGGCCAGTTGTACTTAGCTACGATGCGAATGGCGATCTTGACCTACACGCGTCTATGTCATTGCTTGGATTGGATACCATTTCGCAAGCAGATTCATTGCATGCACGAGCTGATATGTGGACGACTGGTCTTCTCACTGCATTCCCGAGGCTTGTCGGTCCTGTGTTCGGTGGTGCCGAAAAGACAATGGGTAACATTGCTGCGATAGATCTCGCAGAACATGCCATTACGCGGGCGCTACAGAAGAATACGAGACTTCCTGACGCAGAGAGGAAGGCTATTAGGAAAAGTCTCGACATGTCTACTGGAAGGCTCAGAAGCCCAGACTTTGTCCGTCTGAAGTTCAAGGAGATAGATACAGTCTTGCGGATGGAACTCCAATCTAAGAGGAACGTAGATGACGTACGTTCAATACTCCAAGTATTGGATTTACTGGGAGTGCCGAATGACAGCGCAACTGCCGAGGCAAGTCCCGTATCAGACGTGCCGCCACCGGACCTGAAAGATCTAAAATTCGGCCAGGTCACCTTGTTTCAGGGGGGACCACACAAGGGGGAGAGGTGGACCATTAACTCGCTTGGACGTCCAGCAAGGGTTGATCCGTAATGGGACAAACCTACGTCAGAACTCCGCTCACTGCCAGCCAGCGAAAGCAACTTGAGGACGACGTTAAAGTTGCCACGCGGAGGCCGGAATCTATTAATATCCCTATCACCCCTCAACAGAAGACACAGGCCGAGAAGTCTGGTGGTTTCTTTGCACCAGAAGGGCCGGTAGCATTCTTCAATCGCGGCATCAATCGCGGAGCCACACTCGGCGTAGGAGCAGAGTCTCTCGATAAAATAGTGAGACATGTCACGCCAATCCCAGAAAGAGATCCCGAGGGATTTACTGAGAACATTGCACAGTCTACGGGCATGGCGCTTGGTACCGTTCCAGGGGTCGTAGGAGGAGCCGGTCGCGTGGCCTTGCTAGCGGGCGGTAGGGTTGTCCCAGCCGTCGCTCGGGCAATCGCCACTCCATTTATGAATCGTTGGAAGACGGCGGTCGGCACAGAACTCGCGGCTGGTGCTGGCGCTGGCGCTGGCAGAGAACTCGCAGGGGAAGAGTATCAGGCACTGGGAGAACTTGGCGGAGGACTGACAGGCGGTGTTGGCGCTGGTTCTGTGCTCGCACTCTCGGAACTCCGTAGGATGATCATTCGAGGGGCCATTAAGTCTACTCGTGGTGGAATATCTCGTGTGAAGGCGTGGGTCGCTCCATTCTCCGAGTCGAGTGGACGAACGAGGGCATCGGCGCAACTCCAGGCGCGTTCAGCGGACCCCTCTGCCGCTGCGGCCTTAGTAGACGAACAGGCCATCGGCGGTCTGACATCTGCCCAGCAGACAGGCGAGCAAAACATCTTGGCCCTTGAACGAACGATTGCCTCTCGGTCGTCTGAGACAATAGCTGCCTATCGAGCGCAGTTGCAAGCATCGGAACAGGCACTTGGTCGCGCTGCGAAGGACTTAGCAGATACGGGCGGGTTGGAATGGAAGATTCAGGGAGCAATAGACAAAGCGCAGGATGAGATACAGCGGTTAGGGCTTGGCATGTCCGAGGAAGAAGCCTCGAAAGTCACCTATAAGGCCGTCATGGATGCGTATGGAGCGTCCAAAATAACTGAAGCTGAACTCTGGAACGTCCCGAATGTCCGTCTCAGCACGAATCGCATTGCATCGACCTATGACGAGCTTGTTGCGGAATTGCCACGAGCGCAGCATAAAGACATGCCACAGGAGGCAAGGGATCTTCTGAGCACGAGCGAGATGCCGAGCGATGCCTTAGTGCTCGGCGACCAGGGAGAATTGGTATCGAGTGCAACGGATGGACCCACGCGACTCTTTGCGGAAAGCGAATCGCTGCGAGAGATACATGGGTTCGCCTCGAAGATGCGAGAAATACAGCGAGCCGCGAGAGCCGCTGGCGACGGCAATCGCGCACGTATTGCTGGAAGACTTGGCGATGCTGCCTGGGAGTCTTTGCTGGGATCGGCTGATAGTCCCACATCGGTGGCTCCGCAGTTACAAGCGGCGAGAGAGTATACCAAGGCGTTAAATACAGCATTTCGGCAGGGAGAAGTCGGGAATCTCTTGGGCTACGCTCCGACCGGAGAGCAACGAGTCGCCCCGACTGAGATACTCGAAGTGGCCCTTCGCGGTCGAGGCAATGCACAGGCGGCTGTGAGAGATGACGAGTTACGTGCAGCCGTCGGATTCGGAGGTCGCGATACCGCTGGAGCGACGGATGCCATTGAAGCGTATCTAGAGCAACGGCTCCTCGCGGCTGCACGGCCTGGGGCAGGTGGCAGTTACTCTGCCGCTGGGGCAAGCGCCTTCATGCGGAACAACGCGCAACTCTTGGGGCGACATCCAGGGTTGCAGCAGCGACTAGAGGCTTCCGTAAGTGCCCTGGAACGGGGCGAGAGACTCATAAAGTTACGACCCACCATCGCACGCGCTATGGAGTCATCCACCCCCGCCGGTGAGATTAAGCGTGTCGCAGCGAAGGACATGGAGGAGTTCAGGGCCGGGGTGATGGAGTATGCCTTACATCCTGGGACGACAGTAGACGAAGCTGGCAATCGAGTCATTAGCGGGAAGAGATTACTGGGACTCCTGAATCAGGACAAGACACGTCGCGTCTTCTCCGAACTCTTCTCAGACGCAGAGATGGGCAGGCTTGATACGATCGCGAGAAATCTTAGGAATGCCCAGAGGGCGTCTGGGAAACTAGACCCGACGATCCCTGGCGACCATACACCGCTCCCGGTGGGTATCGAGCGCGTGCAGTCTACGCTTACATTCCTGGCGAGGTTCCTGGGCGCTCGCAGTGGCGCGTATGCCGCGCAAGGCACTGGGGCAACACTACAGACAACGGCAAAGGCTGCCGGTCTAGCAGAGCGCGGCATGGCTCGTTACCTGAATCGTCATAGCGACAATCTCCTCGTAGACGCGATGAAAGACCCAGCCTTGTTCAAGTCGTTAATGACTTCGGTGAATGCACCTGCCGAGGAGTCGAGAACTGCGTTACAAGTATTGAAAGATTGGATTAGACGTTCACAAACAGCAATCCCAATAGCGTTGGATACGATTATGGCTCCTACGGCTATCGGCACTGGTGTGTCGATGCTTCCAAGTCATGATAGACAACAATCAGAGAGTCGGCTCAAGACCATGCGCGACCTGCTTCCGACAGTACGCGTGGCCGGGAGCATATCCGATCTAATTAGTGACAAACGACGGCAGCGTCAATCTTCGGAGTCTGGGTCAATGGCAGACGTACTCGCTCGATAGCATCTCATGCCCGTTTCTTGTAGAACATAGGACTTTATGGCAGGCACACTCACACCTACCCCATTCCAGGTCGTACTCGATGCGACGGGCGTTGCCGTCGCTGGGGCTAAGATCTACACCTACCTCGCCGGAACGACCACGGCCTCGGCGACCTACACCACCGCTGCTGTCGATGTGGCGAACGCAAACCCCATCGTCGCGGATAGCGCGGGGCGCTACACGGCCTATCTGTCGGCAGGCGGCAACTATAAGTTTATCTACAAGACCTCTGGCGATGTGCTGATCCGCGAGCAGGACAATGTGTTGGCGGTGCCGGGGAGTGCGGTCAACCTGGACATTGAAGGCACGGTGGGTCAGGCGGTTACGGCTGGGCAGGTCGTCTATCTGTCCTCAGCTGGCGAAGGCTCACCCCTCACCGCTGGCCTGTGGTATCTCACCGACTCGGATGCCACGCCGACCTCGACGCTCCCACAGTCGATTGGCATGGTCGTCAGCGCCATCGCGATCAATGCGGCTGGCACGATCCGGCTGGCAGGGCTGGCGACGACGGCCTCCTCAGTAGTGGTCGGCAGCACCTATTACATCGGCGCGACACCGGGGGCCATTGTGACCTCGGCCCCGACGAACTCTAGGGTCGTGGGCGTGGCAGACACGACCTCGACGCTCATCTTGGCAGCCACGGCGGCGGTCGTCGCAGCGATCCCGAACCCCATCACGCAAGACCTGCTCTTCACCGACAATACCTACGATATCGGGAAGGTCGCGGCCTCGCGCCCACGCGACGGGTTCTTTACGCGGAACGCGGTCGTGGGCGGCACGCTGGGCGTCACGGGTGTCGCGACGCTGTCTACGCTCACCGCGAGCGTGGCGGTGTTCAGCGATGGCAGCAAGGGGCTGGTGAGCAACGCCATCACCGGTACCGGCAACGTCGTGATGAGCGCCAGCCCGACACTGACCGGCACCATCGGGGCTGCGGCGATGACGCTCTCGACCCCGCTGCCGGTGGCATCTGGCGGCACGGGCATCGCGGCGATCACGGCGAACACCGTCATGCTCGGGGCGGGAACCTCTGATGTCACGCTCCTCGCGCCTGGGACATCGGGCAACCTGATGACCAGCAATGGCACGGTGTGGGGCAGCACCGCACCGGCGGCGAGTGCCCTCGCCCAGGGCCGACTCACGCTCACGAGCGGGACGCCCGTCACGACGGCAGATGTTGCGGGAGCGACGAGTGTCTACTACACGCCCTACGTGGGCAACACCATCTCCCTCTACGACGGGTCGTCGGCGTGGACGAATGTCGTGTTTACCCAGATCACGATTAGCCTGTCTGGGTTCACCGCCTCGAAGCCCTACGACATCTTCATCTACGACAACTCCGGCACGGCGACGGTCGAAACACTAATCTGGACGAATACCACGACTCGCGCCACGGCCTTGGCATATCAAGACGGCGTGTTGGTCAAGTCTGGCGCGACAACGCGACGGTATGTGGGCACGGTCTATATCAATGCGAGCGGCGGGCAGACGGACGATAGTGAGGTGAAGCGGTATCTCCAGAACTACTATCACCGCGTGAAAAAGTGCCTCCGCCGAATAGAGACGACGGCGAGCTGGACCTATACCCTCACCACGAAGCGGCAAGCGAACGGGTCAACGGCGAATCAGGTTGATGTGATGGTCGGAGTGTCAGAGGGTGTGCTCGAGCTACAACTCTACGTGCAAGGCCTTAATGCATCTGCGGGAGTTCGACGCACGGTGGAGATTGCCGAGGATGCCACAGACGCCTTTAACCTCCAAACCACGAACCCACTCGGTTGGGTGATGCCGTACACAGGCGGAGGCGAACAAGGCGCAGGTCTGTTCATCGTACGACGCACTCCAGCCGTCGGGAGACACTTCTACGCCTGGGTTGAGAACTCTGACGCCACCGGGACCACGTATTTTTACGGCAACGCTGGCAGTGACGGTCGCCACAGCGGCATGGTCGGATCTTGGGAGTGCTGAACGAATGACGATGAACATGGTGCTACCGGGCCAGGTCTTGGCGGCGCTCCGAAGCGCAGGCGTCTATCCAGATGGCGTCTCTATCGGAGACGCAACCGATAAGGCAACGTGGCGTGTGCAGCCAGAGTCGATGATGGGTGCGGCGGCACCCGTCTTTGTGGCCTTTGACACGGACGCGGCAAACACGGCGCAGCAGTGGTATGTCGTCCGCACGGAGCGCGACACATTGCTCTACGCCTGCGACTGGACGCAAGCCACAGACTCCCCGCTCTCCGACGCGGATGCGCTTGCGTGGCGGACGTATCGCACCGCCCTTCGGCAGGTGCCGCAAGTGCAGGCAGACCCCTACGCGATTGTCTGGCCGACGCCGCCTTTTGTCATCGACCCGTTGCCCTATTAAGACCATGCCTGACATCCTGACAAGAGATGAGTTCCTGGCCCACTTCGTGCCGATCCGTGACCGCATGGAAGAACTGGTGGTGTTGCAGCGAGCCGCGAATGGCCGCGCAGCCAAGGTCGAG